GTTATAAATAACACGCACTTCAGGATGGCTAACTATTCACTACCATGGCTTACCAATCCCGTCGCATTAAACGGCGGCATGGACACGAGCGCAGCTCGTCGATTCGCTCGCACTACTCGGACTGCAGCCCAAGGACTGAGGCGTGGGGTAGAGGAGGCACTTCGATCCGGCAATGAGTCGGAATTCAACAACGCTTACCTGATATACTCAGGTCAGCTGTCTTCTAACGTTAACCCGAATGATGGAGGTGAGCGCTCGGATGTACTTCGCCGGTTGATAACCGCAACCAGCGCAGTAGTTAATCCGGCCACTGTAGCACAGAATGAGCTGATCCGATTGGGTCAGAGACTAAATTCAAGTGATTCAGCGGCTCGGTCAGATTACGTCGTTTACACTCCAATCATGCGGGTTGATGCTCCAGCTGGACTGACTGTCTTTCTTTCGGGACACAAGACTGTTTGCGTCGATGTCAATAATGCCGGACCAGCCAATCTTAATCTAACCATTTCGTATTGGCGTGGAAGCAGTCTGTTTATCAGCTGTCAGACCCCGTTTGTTCATAGTCGTGCAGGTGGAGCAAATCAAAACGCGGTTAATGCAGTTATGTTGACTTCCGAGAATGCCGGTGCTTACAACTTCAACATCCCAGCAGGCACACGTCTGGTTTTCGAGGTTTCAGGAACATCGTCCGTCAGTATCGATTCGGGCTCTGACTTCACGAAGGCGGAACGTGGATATCAGAGAGCGAAGGCTGACGGATTGATTGCTAACACCATCTTGTATCCAAGTCTGGATATGTGGATGGCGACTATGCGATATGTTTTCCCGAACACTGACTCAACCATTGCCTTGATGATTATGTTGTTGGAGTCGTACGAGGACGCTAATGTTGCCCTCAGCCTGCGTATGAATAGATAAGCTGCTTCAATCCCCTCGTCGCTAGTCCATAGTTACATTCCCGCTTTATTAGTTATTATTATCTAGTCTTACGCCGTCACGTTAATAGTAATATTAATGATGATTTAATCGTAAAATTACCGTGAAGAAGTTAGTCATCTAAGCGTTGCCGGAGTTGTGAGTGGGGGCGGGCCTTCGATCCATTGGGCCCGTTTCACTTCCGAGGCTTCCGATGTCATGTTGAACCGAC